AGATTTCGATACTGGACGGCGCCCCCGCCACCCAGTCGCTGGCATTGGCTGTCGCAGTGCGGAACTGCACCTCGGCCTCATAATCTTCGCCAACCGGGAGGCCGGGAATGCTCAGATAACTCTGTGAGGACGGCACGCCGTATTCGAGCCAGTCCGGATCGCCCAACTTGCGATAGCGCACCCGCATCAGCAGGCTGGAGCGGGGTGGCGGATCGAAATCGACATAGAGCTCACCAGGATTGGGCGAGGACAGAACGACGTTCTCCGGGTCGGGCACCTCATCGACAACTTCGATATCCGAATTGGTCGACGGCGCCGGCTCATCGACCAAACCGTCAAATGCCCAATCCGCCTGCTCTGTCGCCTTACCCGAGACGTTGACTGACATCCCGTCCGGCGCCAGGGACACATCAGCGATCTCATAATTGCCGCTAATGCCCAGGTCGGGATATTCGAGCCGGAAAATCCGAGAGTCATCGCTATCGGCCGGCATCAGCAACAGCCCATAAAGCTTGAGATTCATTGACACATCGGTTGGTGCCCGCAAGGCGCGCAAGGTACGCTTTGCCACCGCACAGGCCTGAGTATGGTTTGGCACCCAATGAGCGGCAACCGAACCCTGATTGTACGCTTCACCGTCGGCAATGGTCACGGCCGCCGATGGATATTGGCGATAGCCGGCGCCCGGCTCGACATACTCGACCGACAGAGCATTATTGCGGACCTCGCCGTCCTGTCCCTCGCCCAGCTTGATCGAATTGATGTGCTCGGGCCGAATGGTGACATGTGGCTCCATCCAGCGTCCGAGCTTGAACCCGACCTTTCCGTCGGCCCGATCGTAAAACCATGCGTCACAGGCAATGGCGAGATTTTTCCGCACTTCCTCGCGCGTCTGCGAAAAGTAATAGGTCCCGGACAACTGCCATTTGGCGATATAGTCGCCCGACCTGTTGCGGATGGTGCTGTCCGCGACATCCGCCTCGTCGGCAACCTCATCCCAATCCACCTCTTGGTTGAAGCCATCATGGCTCGTGATCCAGTCCGCGATGATGAGGGCGGCATTGGTGGTCCACTTGTAGGTACTCGCATCGCCCAGGGTTTGGGTATTGTCGCGTGGATCGTAGACCTTCGATGCGCGGTAGACGGACGAGAGGGTTGGCTCTCGGCCCGATGAATAAACCTTGCCGAAGTCTTCTGGCTTTGGGTTCTGGCAAACCATCACCGCTCCGGCGATGTCCGTTAGTTTGTGATCCGAGGTCCATTCCGTGAACGCCGCGGTCAAATACGGGTGTGCAGTCTGCCCCGGAGCACCAAGGAAATGATCCACGCGGATCATCGATGTGCCATCCGAGATGAATTGACCTTCGGTCACGTAGCCCGAACCGTTCAGCGTTACCTCGGTTTCGTTGAGATAAGTGCTTTCGACAGCATCGATCTCGCCGGTGTTGAATAGTACCGCGACATAGCGCTTGCCGCTCTTGAGCTTCCAGAATGCTACCGGCCCGCCGGTGCGGACACGGCCATAGGATTTCGACCGGTCCTGAATGGACTGGCGCAGATTGACGATCCGCGAGCCGGGATCCTGCGCCTGGCTGTTCTGCTGGGGCCTCAACGCATTGGCCAGCAGCGTTGCGCCAACACCGATCGCGGCCGTCAGCAGAAAGCCCGGCAGTGCCGCAAGGGCACTGTTGAGCAGGAGCGATCCGAGCACGGCTGTCGGCGCGAGCAGGCCACCGGCGCCGGCATAACCCATGAGCGTCAGGATTGACGCCGAGATCGGGTCGGCCTGCGCCGGCAAGGACATGCAGACGAGCATCGTCGTGCCCAGAAAGGCACTCCGCAAAAACCGGTTGATCATGCGATGCTTATCCTTGGACGGACCAGGCCGCGACGACGTGGGGCCGGGAGACGGTCATCAGACCCTCCGGCGATTTGAGCGCCCAGCGAACACCGCCCAGACAGATCGCGCCGGCGAAGGCGCGCTCGGTGAACTTCAGAACGCCGATATCGCCGCGCTGCGGAGCTTCACAGGCGGCCAGACCGACCTTGGCGGCACATTCACCCACGACAGACACCAAGCCCCGCCTGACAAAGCCAGAGACGCGATTGCAGCCCGCCTTGGTGGAGTATCGGCCGCGAAGGTGCGCCGCCCCGTCCCTACCCGTCACGTCGCGCACATAGTCGGCCAGGACGATGGCGCAGTCGCTGCGGCCCCATGTAAAGTCCGTCGTGGCCCAACGACGCAGATGCTTGGCGATGATTTCAGACAAGACCCACCGCCTGCGCCACCAGCAGCAGCGCCAATCCAGCGAAGCACAGCCGCCAGACAAACTGATCATGCGGAAGCGGACGTTGGTGCATGTTCAAGCCCCAAACAACGGTTGATCATCAAAGCCATTGGTCGGCATGAATTCGAGCGACGGATCGCTCGAAGCGCGGCGCCGCTGATCAGCATCGGTGTAGCGGCCGTTGAGGGGGCGAGAACGCAGCGGGAATGGCCCTTCGCAAAGCAGCGTCACCGCGCGCTCCTGTGGCCCGTTGTGGGTATAGATCAGCCGCCGCATGGTGAGGGTGCGGAACTTGATCGGCTGCCAGATGGGCTCAAACATTTCCTCAAGCGCGCCGAAGTACTGAAAGTACAGCCGGCAGGGCCGCCCATTGATGGCAGCAACGCCGTAATCGCGAATGGCCTGCAGCAGATCCTCGCGGTCCGGGTCATACACATAGGACAGCGACGCCTCCCAGGTCGGCGCCGCCCCATTGCTACTCACCTTGACCTCACCCATGCGCAACAACGAGCAGCCGATCCAGATCGTACCATTCGCGTCTTCGAAACGGGCATTTTCCCCGGGATAGAGCCGGATGAACCCTTCTGACGTGTCCATTTCCATAAGCAGAGCTGCACCCACCGCTTCATCGCTGAGCCGCTGGGCGATTTCCTCTGGAATATTCATTCGCGATCAGCCCCCACCCACTCCACCAGACTGAGATTGACGCCCGCTATATCGGAAAGCTCGACCCGACTGGCGCCCTCAAGGTCGCCTTCAAGCGCCGCGAGACAGGTGGCATTGAGGTTAATCTCATCGTCGGGCGTTACAGCGCGGCGCAAGGGTGTCTCAAAATAGAGCACGGCGTTTTCACCCTGCCCTTCAATGCCAGTCGCCAGGTAAGGCCAGTCGTTGATCGAGAAGATGTGCCCCGCACTGACGAAATTTCCGAGATAGTCACCGTTGACCTGCATCGAGGTAGCCCCGGCCGCCGCCGGGTCCAAGATGGGTGCCGTCATGCCCTGGGCATAACCAGACCCGTCCGAGAAGCTTGAACCGTCGCTATGCACGATTGCGCCACCCGCATAATCGCCGCCGATCTCCGCCCAGCTCGGCCGCAGCGGATCGCACATCCGGACCCGGAACACGTTGTACCGCCCCCGGGCCTGGGCGATGACGCTGCGCCATGGCCGGATGGTTTCGCGCCGGAAGGTGCGGAAATCGGGCCGACCCACCCAGCGGGGCTGGTTGCCAAATACGACTTGCCCTGCCCCGGTGACCCCGCTCTGCCCGGCCATGCCGCGCCAGTCGATCTGCCAGTCGAAAGTGAGCAGCCTGAAATAAGCCGAATCCAGTTCGATGATCTTTCGCGTCATCAGCCAAATCTCTGCTGCTGGACCATCTGGCTTACGGTGCGTGACACCGGTTCCACCATTCCCCTGGTGATCTGCACCGACTGGCCAACCGCACGGGAAACCACATCGGCGATCAATCCCTCGTCCAGCCGCAGGATAACAACCGACTTGTCGCCCGAGGCTGATCCGCCCAGTCCATCGACGGCGGCCTGTCCGAACGCGAATGGCTCACCTTTCTGCGCCTTGGCGATAAATAACGTGTTGTCCGCGCCACCAGGTGTGTAGCTCCCGGCGCCGCCGACAACACCCCCACCACCCTCGGAAAACCCGAAAAGCCCGCCGAGGAACCCGCCGCCGCCACCCAGACCACCACCGAACAGGCTTCCGAGCCCCTTGAAGGCCAGGTCCCAGGCCATCTGACCCAGTCGGTCTAGAATATCCGCCACCTCGTTGGCTTCAATTTTGCCGTCGCGCAGAGCGTCCCAGACGCCTTTGACGGCGCTCTTGCCCATCTTTCCGTAGTCTTCCCAGCCTTCGGTCAGCTGCTTCTGCGCCCGCTCCTGCTCATCGATCGCCACGATCAGCTCTTCAATGCGCAACCGCTCTTCCTCGGTGGCAGCGGCGCCCGCCTGCCGCAAAGCGTTTGCCACTTCCTTTTCGACATTGCTCATGCCGATCAGGCTCTGCTCATGCTCGAGCTCGGCGATCAGTTCGGCAACAGCATCACGTTCCTTCAGAGCATCTTCGGCCGCTCGGGAGCCGGCGCGACCTTCCGCCTTCAGGTCCGCCAACTCCTTTTCACGGGCGACGCGCCGCTCGGCGAGATCGAGCACCTGCTGCTCGGACAGAACCACGTCAGATGACTTGGCTTCACCACGAACGCGCTCCATTTCCCGCTCAAGCGCGAGCTGTTCGGATGTCAGGCCGAGGACCCGCTCCTGCTCGGCGATGAAATCCTGCTGATCATAGAAGACCTTCGGGTCGGGCCCTTCCATCATCAGGGCGTCGCGCTCAGCGCGCAGCGTGGCCGCCTGGGCCGATGCGGCAGCAAGGATGGGCACCAATGCCTCCAGAATGCCCTTGAAGCCGAAAAGACTGGGCACGGTCTCCGATCCGGTCGTGCCGGCGAGAAGACTCATGACGGCATCAAGATCTTGAGTGGTGGCCGACCCATCCGCCGTCACCTGCTCGAGCGCAACGAAGGCGGCCTGCAGCGCATCGATTTCCTCGGCGGTGCCCCCAACCGCTTGGATATCGACGCGCGCGGCCGCCAGCTCCACCCGCATGTCGGCCACGCGACGCCTTGCCTCTTCGAAGGCCTTGTCGACCAGCGTGTCAGTGGCCTGGTTGAGGTCGGACGTTTCGGCCGCGCGATCCAGCTCGTCGACATAGGCCTTGAGGCTCGGAACCGCGTCGCCCCAGTTTTCCGCCACACGGCGGATCAGATCATTCTGTTCCTTGATAACCTCGGTCGATTCCCTGCCGTCAGTATTGAGGCTTGTCACATACTGGAACAGCGCGGCGCCGGCAGCAATCGTGCCGATCGTCACCAGTGAAATCGGGTTGATCAGGCTGAGGAACGCTGATTTCAGCGCTCCCAGAACCTGTGGCCCGCTGAGACCAGCGAAGATCTGGTTGATCTGCGAGCCCTGCTGGATGGCAAGGATCAGCGGCGACTGGCCGGAGGCCAGCATGACGCCGATATCATTGAGCTGAGCGGCAAGGTTGCCAGTGGCGAAACCCGCACCGCCCATGGCCGCTGCGGCACGTGCGCCGGATGCCTGCAGCGCGGCGCCGGCCTGGTTGGCATCGGCGACGACCTGGTCGAAGACCGGCTTGGTCTGGTTTTTGGCGGTGATCGCCAATGCCATTTGAGGGTTCACGTGCGTCGCCTCTCAAGCTCGGCCTTCATTTCCAGATAGGCCAGCCAGTGATCGAAGTCGGCGAGGGTGAAGCCCTCGCGGATTTCCTTGGGGGTCTTGTGCAGCCGATCCGCCAGCCAGAACACGTTGAACAGCTGGGGATCGGCCTCTAGTTTCCCCGCGCTTCCTCAATGCTGACGCGGCCGAGCATGCTGACCACGATGCGCTGCAGAACGTCCGGAGCCGCATTTTCGCGCAGCCACTGGGCGTCACCCATCTTGAACAGTTTCTCGCCCTTTTCGTCCCGCGCCTTCATGACGACGATGTACGGGGCAATCTTGTTGAGCGCGCCGGACTTGGCGAGATCGTTGGCCTGGTGCTGCTCTTCGAGCGTGACCATGGTGTAGTAGATCGAGAGCGGCGTCTGACCGCCGTCGAGCGACCATTCTGGCACCTCGATCCGACGAACCAGCTCTGGCTGCGCATGCGCGACAATGGCGGACTGCAGCGGGTTCATGCCGAGTGCGTCCCGTGGGTCAGCGGGCCAGTGCCCTGGGCCTGGGCCGTGAAGCTGACAATGGCACCATTGTCGCTGACGACTTCGCGGCTGGTGATGATGACCGTGCCAGACAACTTTGCATCGCCATTGGCAGTGCCGATCGGCGACCCCTCAAAGGCCAGTTCATCACCGACGAGGACGGTCGCCTGCCCATTCGTATCGGCCGGGAAATAGTGCCCGCGCATCGAAATGGTCCAGGTTGGCAGTCCGTCAGCCTTGTAGGTGCGGGCCGCATCGCCTTGGGCAGTATCTTCGATCGTGCCCTCTGTTTCGGCGATGGTGAAGCCAGTCAGCTCCGCCACGGCCGTGGGCGTTGCCCCAAACTTCAGAACACCGGCATTGCCGCGATGAGTGGTCATGTTTCAAGCCCTTTCAGGTCAAAGAAAAACCCCGCCGAAGCGGGGTTGGTGGTTGGTTGATCAATCGTGCCCATCACAGAGCAGACACTGGGGTGGCAGCTAGACGATCGTGGTGGGGTCTTCCTGACCAGTGCGATACTGCACCGGAAATAGAATGCGAATGATGCCAGTGCGCCGGTCTGCGCCCTGCTGGGTGTCCTGCAGCTCGATCTGCGTCCGGGGCGTACCGATATTGTGCAGCAGGCCCTCAAGCCCAGGCGTCTCGGCATAGATGGCCGTTTCCACCTCAGCGGCAATCATGTCCAGTAGGTCGAAGAGGTCGTCGCCACCCTGCGCCCTGCCCTCGATCACCAGGTCGCCGGTGCGGACCATAGTCCCCTGCGCATCCCAATCCGAGTTTTCGTCCAGCAAGAACACATTAAGGCACGGCATATCCTGTTCCCGGATCGGCTTGACCCGGGCATTGAAGACATTGGCGCCCGTCGTGGTCAGCCCAGTCAGGTCGGAGACCGCTGCTGCGCGCACCTGCTTGCGAACATGATCAGGCATCAGCTCTCTCCAGGCGCACAAGTGCCATCCCGGTCCCGTCCGGCTCGATCGAGCGGGCAAGATAACTGGTGCCGTTGAGCGTCACTTCATCGTCCTGCGCATACCCGGAAGGAAGGTCGGCTTCCCGCAACACGATGGTCGCCTCACGAACCTGCGTCTCGGGGCCATCAAGGGCGCCGATGAGCAATGTCCCTGTCTGCGAAAGCACCGGGATGGGGTCGGCCGCGCCCTCCCAAGTGACTTCTGCCCCGAACTCATCGGGATTGACGAAGACGGCCCGGTCTGCGGCGCTTTCAATCGCCATTGTCGCCCCGCGCGGTCTTGGCAGCTGGTTTCGCAGCTTCCACCCAACCCAGCCGCTTCCAGGCGCCGGCCGTCGCCGCGTCGACCTCGCCCGTGCCGAGTTGACCCGGCAGCTTGTCCACCACGGTGAAACCGGTGCCTTTCGGGAACCGGTTTTCGCCGAGCGGTACATCGGTCAAAAGGACAATGCCGGCGGTCTTGGTGGCCATGGTCAGGCCTCCAGCGGCTTCAGCGCATCAATGGCCGCCTGCGCGTCATCCACGGCCTTCTGCGCTGCCGCCTTGGCCGCATCGTCAGCATCGGATGCAAGGCTCTCCTGCGCCGCCTGCGCGGTCTCGAGCGCCTCGAATAGCTCATTGCGCCGCTCGATCTCCGCCAGCATTTCGGCGCGACCAGTCTTCTTGGCGTCTGCCAACTTCGTGTCCAGGTCGGCAGCGGCTTCCGTCTTCCCCTCCGCTTTGCCTTCATCGAAGGCCTTGGCGAGCTCGGCCTTGGTCGGCCTCTTTCCGCCTTTATCCTTCTCGGGCTTGGCTTCGTCCGCCACCGATCCGGCAATGCCGAACATGATTTCGAGGCCCCGATCCAGATCGCTGTCGATCGCGAGCTGCTCTCCGGCCTTGAAATAGGCGGGCCCGGTCGTGGTGAAAGCGCGGCGCCCCTCACCCTTCCAGGAGAAGGCATCCTTCTCCTTGTTGTCGGTAACCAGCAGGTGCCGGCGGGCATCGGCCTGGGCTGACGTGAGCTGCAGCTTGTGGCCGGCCGGGATCGCACCGCCGACCGCCACGGTCAGCGGCGTGTCTTTCTTCTTGGACATCGTAGGAACTCCGGGTTTCGGGGGATGGAAACAACCAAGCCCGCGCACGAGGCGCGGGCTTTCTTCTTGCCACCCAACTGACGGGCTATGCCTGGGTGAAGGTCACCAGCACGGCACCGCGCCAGTCGCCGTACCCGACATTGCCGCCCCAATCGACGCCATACATGCATTCACCCGTCTTGGTGCAATGCTCGCTGTCCGGGCCAAGGGCCCAGGGTTCGGCGTCGTATTCCTGCTGCAGCACGAAGGGCTTCACCTGGCCGTCGGTGCGGAACACGGCGAACTTGGCGGTCCAGCTGGTGAGGCGCGGATTGACCTGCACCGTGATGTCGAGCTTGCCCTTCAGCGCCGGCAGCAGATTGGTGCCGCCACCCGAAGCCAGAAGCGCAGTGACAGCCTCGAGGGCAGCCCTCATCATGGTCACCGGCACCATCACCAGGAACTGCATGGCCGACTGGTTGGTCGGCTCGCCCTGGTCGTCGGTGAAGCCGTACATGGCCTGGACGGCTGCCATGATGCCATCGGTCATGTCCGCCGAGGTCGGCGCGGTCGGCGTGGCGATTGCCTTGCTGATGTCGTTGCTCTGCGCGGTCTCGTCACGGTCCTTGTGGTCCGTGTCGAAGAAGTACTGGCCGTCATAGCAGACCTGGCTCTCGCCATTGACGATCAGGGTCGAGAGCAGCTTAGCGGGGTGGCCGAGAACACGTTCGCCGAACTGGGCGACGCGGCGCTCGATCATACCCATCTTGTCCCGGCGCATGTCCTTGCGCTGGACACGGATGCTGCTCTCAAAGTCCTTGTTGTCGATCCTGAAGGAATATTCCTTCAGCTCTTCAACGCGGCGGCCGCCGATGAACTCATGCAGCCCCGGCACATTGCCGAGCCAGCCATAGTCTTCGCTGCCGTCGTCGGAATCGACGCGCATGGCTAGCTGGTCCACCCAGCCGGTGCCGCCAACGTCGATCGCCGTGAGCATCATGGCGATCACCGAGGCGTCGGTGATGTAGTCAAACTGCGAAGGGCGCATTGATGTGGTTCCTTTCTTTCAGGTTCGCGCCTTACGCGGCCGCTGCGGCGAGCGCGTCGGTGTGCGCCTTCGCCAGGGCGGCATCGAACTCGACGATACAGTCGGTCGAGGCGATCCAGCGGGAGACGAAGCCGATCAGCGAATTGCTGGTGGCGGTGAGGGTGAAGGTGTCGTCGTCACTGGCGTAGACCGGGACGCGATCATTGGCGGTGATGGCCGTGGCGCCGGCGACAGTCAGGCGGACACGGCCGCGCGTGCGGAGTTGCGCGCCGATGGCACCAGCGGCGCCACCGGAATTGTCAGCCTTGGCGACGGCAAAACCCAGGAAAGGGTCGCCGGCGACCAGAGGGCGGGCATAGCCGGAGCCGTTCTCGCCGGCCGCGGCACCCTGGAAGATGATGTCATCAGCTACGACAGGATACTCTTCCTTATCGTCGAGCTGGAACTGCCGCTGCTTGTTCGTTGCGAGCGTGGTCACGATCAGGCTCCTTTCTTGCCCTTGCGGGCCTCATGCTTTTTGAGGTTTACGTAGTGCTCGACCCTGGGGTAATCGGCCTGCAGCTTCTCGCTGGCCTCCCACTCGGCCTTCCAACCCTCGGGGGTCTGGGCGACCGGCGTGGCCTCGCTCTCGCCGGCGGGCGCGGCAGCGGATGCACCCGCCTCATCGCCTTCCATCGCAGCGAGAACGCCTGCCTTGGCAAACACGCCTGCATTGACGAGAGCCAGTGCCGTATCCGGGGCCGAGGCGCCCGAAGCCTTGGCATCAGTGATGATCTTGATGCCGTCGGCATTGCCCTTGAGGTGCGGGATCAAGGCGTCGAGCGCCACGATGCGTTCACGTTCTGCCTTCAGCGATGCTTCATGCTTGGTTCCGACGTCGGCGACGGCCTTGGCCACGGCGGCATCGAGGTCAGCCTGGGTCAGTCCCGCGTTGCTTACGGCCGCGGGGGCGCCGTTGTTCTCGCTCATGGATCGTCCTTTCTGCGAGGGAGAGCGCCCGGGGGCGCGGGTCAGGTCCGCAAGGACCGATTCAAAGGTGCCGACACGGTCGGCAAGGCCGACTTCGACTGCCTGCAGCCCGGTAAAGATGCGGGCCTCGGTGGCGCGGGCGGCGTCCGCCGACATGCGCTTGCCGCGCCCGGCGGCGACAGCATTGACGAAATCGGCATAGAGGCTGTCGATCCGGGCCTGCCAGTCGGCTCGGACGCTGTCGGGCAGCGGGCCAAACGGATGACCATCTGCCTTGTGGGCGCCGGCGATGATCAGGGTTGGCTTGAGCCCGTCCTGCTCCAGTTTGACGGAGGCATCGACATGCAGGGTCACCACGCCAATCGATCCAGAAACGCCGGACGAGGTCGTGACGATGTCCGTCGCACCGCTGGCGATCAAATACCCCGCCGACGCTGCCACACCATTGACCAGGGCAATGATCGGCTTGCGGGTCGCGATGTCGCGGACCATGGCGGCCGTTTCGAAGGCGCCCACGGCCTCACCCCCTGGTGTATGCAGGTCCAGCACGATGGCGCGCACATCGTTGGCTTTGTCGGCCTGCTTGAGCTGGAATTGGATGCCCTCATATGAGGTCAGGCCTGACGACGCGCCGACCCAGGCTCCACGGTTCACCAGCGAACCGGTGATCGTGATGATCCCGATGCCATTCGACACGTTGAACGGCCGGGCGCGGCGCGAACCATCGGCCTCGATCAGAACGGGCGAGCCTTCGAAGCGGCTGAGGTCGGGCCCATCGATGCCGATACGTCCCGCCAGGACGCTCGCCACGACTTCCGCTTTTTCCGGGGTCAGCAGCAAAGGCTGGTTCAGCACCAGGTCGGCGATGCGAGCAAGTACGGTCATGGCTGGTTCCGATCCGTGCCGTCATTGTTGGGTTCGTCGTTGCGCGCCGGTGCCGCGGCTGACGGCTCAGCGCCGAGTGTCTTGCGTTCGTGCAGGATCTGCGCGCTCTTAGTGTCGAAGTCCCCGCCCGTGCGCTCGGTCATCACCTGTTCGCGGGTCTTCACGCCCACCTCGATGTCGGTCTTGTCGGCATTGGACTCGACCTGCGGGTTGATCTGGATGCGCGTCGGGCCGACCCACACCCGGCCGAGCCATGCATTTCGCTTGATCGGGTCTTCGAAGAAGCCGGGCGCATCGAAGCGGCCCAGGGCAACCATTTCGGTGAACTGCCAGAGACGGATCTGGTCGATGGCACTGCGGATCAGCCAGGCCTGGTCGACCTGATCGGCTTTGTAGGCCACCTCGAGCGCACCGCGGGAAGCGGAGAAGCTCGAATTGAAGTGCATGAGCAGCACTTCATAAGGCAGGCTCAGTGCGACGCCGATATACTCGCAGAACGACTTGACGAAGTCGCCGAAGGCCGCGTTCGGGCGCTCCGGCTTTTTCACGTTGATCTTGCTGCCATAAGGCAGCGTGGTGATGGTC